CGCTTCCGTGACGCACATCTGGTACAGCACACCGCTCAACGACGTCGGGTTTCCGCCGCCCAGAACCTTCGCCCAGCGGTGTTGCGAGGAAAAGATCTGCTGCGAGACTCGAAGAATCGGAACAGGAACGTCACCAGCTTCATCGATCGTCGCCATCACGAACGGGCCGTGGATACCCGACATCGCACGGCCTTGCGCTTCCGGATCAGCTTTCTTCGACCAAGCGCGCGCCTCCACGAACCACGTTTCCGGATGATCTCTGGCAAACAGTCGGGTAGATGTCAATTCAAACGCCGTCATCAGGAATTGACTATGACTGCGCCAAGCCGCTATCTCTTTCCACACGCCCGACTTCAAGTTGCCCGAGTCGATCGACGTCACGAGGCCCTGAGGATGCTCGGTACCATGCTTGCCACCGAACACACTCACGAACCAGAGATTGGCGCCAGCGAGAACCGCAGACTTGCCCGGACCGGTGCACGCTTTTAAGGCAATCTGCTTTTCTTTGGGATCCTGCGAAGGCAGTTTACGGATGAACTCTTCTTGCCACTGATCGCCGGGTTCAAACTTCAGTTCGTCGTAGAAAAACGAGAGGGGATTCTCCCGCCACGTTCGAATCTGCGCGGCTGCGCGCCTGAGCTCGGGTGTCATCCCTGATCCACCGCGAAGCTGGCCGCCAGAATTTCAGCGATCGAGATATTTACATTCACCGCCTTGTCGGTCAGATGGCCCTTGAGTTTCAACGCGATTTCCAGATGCGCGCGCCGTTCCCCGTACGCAATCACATCCCGCGAGTCCATCACAATGCCGTCTTTCTGGAAGAACTTCGTCTCTTCTGCGTCGAGCCCTTCAGCTAGCCGCTGCGCGAGTTTCTCGTCCGTGATGCCTGCGGTCTCCATCAGCTGAACAAAAAGATTCTGAACGGCCGGCTTGGACTCGATCTTTTCCTTCGCGTTCAGCGCCGTCGTTTCCGAGTAACCCGCGTCTCGGGCTGCCTGCGTCATGGACTTGCCTTCAACCAAACCCTTGACGTATTTCCGCTGCCGAACCGTCGGCTTTCGGGTTTTCGCCTTTTTACGACCCATGCGAATCTAACGATTTCTCGCGACTTTCTTCGGCTCCGGTTTCTCGTACTGCCAGACCACCTGGCCGTTTTCCTGATCCAGCAACACGAGCGTCAGGCCGCGAACCGTATCCTGCTTGCGTTCGATCACGATGTACCGCGGCGAAACGGGCGACGCCGGCGCTGGCTTGTATTGCTCAATGAGGATCGGCTTTTGGACGTCGTGGATCTCGGTGCGTTCCGCCGGCAATTTGAGCACGACAAACACGGTCCTGATCACGACACAGTAAAGTAAACCCCTCTCGATGTAGCTCATGTTAGTGGTACCCCATAATGGATTTCATTCGACGGACTTGCGGTTTTCGTGGCTGCGCGACAGCCGTTGCAATCTCATGCTCCCGATCCTCGGCTCGCTTTCCGATATCCGAACGCCACTTCATTCCGGAGACGTAGAGATTGCGCTCAATGTAGCCGATAAGAATTCGGCGCATCTCTTCAATCGATTGCCCCCGATGGGTAACCGTAAGCAAATAACCGTTCTTTGTCGCTACGAGATAGTGGCCGTCATCATCACGGTAAAAATTCTCCAGATGAATTTGTCGTTTCTGCAGTGCCGAGAAGTCCTTCGCCGGTTTGCCTTGGTGGAGCACCCACAGCTTTTCCCCGATGCTTG